AGCTTATAGAGCATACGCTCTTGCCCAAGTCTGTCTTGTTCTGTACAACCGATATGCACCGTACCATCGTTCTTAATGACGAAGTAGGCACCTCTAAAGACATTCTCTTTTAGGTCGTAACAGAACTCCTCCCACTTCCCATCTTCATCATCGTCTGGGTTGTGTAGGCTGTCTAGTTCAAATACGTTGTTCATCTCCATTTTCTTTCCACTCTTTAATGTTTACACAAAGTCTCTGTAATGTACGATCTTCTATACCATCTGTCCCCCCGCATAAAACACAAACTTCATCGTAAAGACTGCTATCGCTATACCTAGTAACATGTCCAAATTTATCTGGTTTAGAAAACTTACCAGCTTTTCCAAATTTATTCATTTCCACGCCTTAAATCCAATCTTTTCCTTAGGACGAAATAAAGGCTTTCCATCCCTGTTGTAGAGCCCTGTAAAGTTACCTAGAGGCTCATCTGTATTCTCTTCAATGACATCACAGGTTCTACGTACATAGCCCTCTTCATCATCGTAGCTCTTAATCCTTTTCATGACAATCCTCTGGCCAAGTCCCATCAGGGTTCCATGACATAGCTCCACACTGAGAACAGATAAAGTGTGTATACTCTGTCCCTTCATGTTCACCTTCGTCACCCTCTATTACACTCCAATCACACTCTCTCAATGTAACCTCCTAACTTCATCAATCTTACGTTCAGCCTCTTCAAAAGGATTGTAAGGGATGGGGGTTCTACAGGCTGTGAAGTAGTAGTCCCCACCAACATTTGTGTACCATTTAACATAAAGCTCTTTCCCATCAACCTCTATGGGGCATAGTATCCATTGGTATTTAGGAACATAACTCATTCTGTAAGAGCCTTCCATGAAACGGGAAAGAGAGGCTCAATAATATCACTCCATTGCTTAGATAGCTCCTGTATCTCTACCTGAGCATCTGATTGACTACGTAGCTTGTAGGCCCTAGCAAAGGCTGCTAGAGAGCCTGTAACGTAGTAGGAGGTGTACATAGACTGAGGAAGAACTATACGAGCCTGCTCTGGAGCAATTCCTGATTTAATCATTTCCATATAACAGTCTTCACAAGCTTTTAAAGCTTCCTCATACGCACAAGTAGCTTCATGCTGATGACGTTTATCAACATTACCGTCACTACCTTGCTTCTTATTCTCAGCCCTTAGCCTCCATAGGGGGAAATAGAAAGCTGGGTTAGCATCTACATATCGTCTACTAACCTCATTGTAGCTAAAACCTACAGTGTGTTTGAAACGCTGTCTAGCTACGAAAATAGGAACAGTTTCACGTAGGGTGATCATACAATGGGTGAAGGGAGTGAAGTGGTCGTGTTTAGCTAGGTATTTAACCAGTCCAGCGTCTTCCTTCTTAAGTGGAGGTTCACTGTCTTCATACCATCCAAGACCGGCATAAGCCCAATCACTCTGTTTATCAAAGCTCACCCTAGCTGCATTAACCACAGTTAGGTCTGAGCCCATGGAGTCGATTAATTCACACCTCATTCTACCTCCTCTTCCTCTTCTTCGTACCATAAGGTATATTGATAATCGCACCTACTACATCGAGTAGTCTTAAACTCATTTGTGTGTTCTACAGTACGTTCATAATAGGGAAGGCACCACTTCTCATGGTACTCCTTCTTACCCGTTTGATCAATCATTCAACCCCCTTAACTTCAAAGGTTTTAAGATAGCCATCTAATGCTTCAGACAGCTTGATGAGTCTGTCTAACAGTTCTGGAGGCATGGGGCTACTACAGCCCCCACTACGCCAATTAGCATAGAGCCCTCCATACATCTTAATGCTATTATTCACAGCTACCAACTTACTGTCTTCGTTAATCTTACGTTTTGCCATATAAATAAACCATTAAAATGTAAATAACTATTAGAGCTAATAATATATATCTAATAATCTCTATGACACTGCATTCCCTAATAGGGCTTCGTTCTTACTATTGAGCATGTATCTGGTACGAGACCAGCCACCACAATCGTTACAACAATAGCGATGATACTGACCTGTGTTGGTGTATGAGAAGCCCCTCTTATGGAGGTTAAAGCTACCACACTTAACACACTGAGGAAGGTCTGCAACCACTTCACTGAGGATAGATACATTGGGGTGTTCACCCATCCATGGCCTCATACGAAGATAGAGAGCTTCTAGAGCATACACATCTTGGATGTTATACGTTCTAAGCTCTTCCCAAGCCTCTTCATTCTTACGAAGACACTCAAGCCATAGCTCAAACCCAGGGAACTTCTTATGTCCACCCTTCTTAACAGGTAGGTCTAGTACGTTGCTTAGATATTCAAGAGAATTGGATGCAAACCCAAACTCTTTCTTAGCTACCTTATAAGTGTCAATTGACTTAAAAGGGGATGGAGGTTGTAATCCATGTACAAGAGCCCTAGCCTTAATCTGAGGAATGTCAAACCTATTCCCATTGTGGGCTATTACAATATCAGCTTTATCAAAGAGGTAGCAGAGAGTGGTAATAATCTTGTGATCATCATCCTTTCTGTTTTCCTCGTAGATCATCATGTCTTCTCCAAGCCACTTAGCAGCAAACGACATAATATGTCCATGCTCTAGCACTTGCTTAGCTGATACGTTCTCTTGCCAAAACCTCCATACGTAGGCCACCTTAGGGGCCGTCTCAATGTCTAGTAATAGGATATTAGGCATTCTTCAAACTTTCTAACAGAATTTGAAGGTAGTGAATAGCTTTCTCAATATCTTGAGCTTGACCTTTTTGTTTGTATCTGGTCACATACTTCACTGCATTACCTTCACACCAACCCAATTCATTAGCCATGATGTATTCAATGGGCTGGATTTTCATGTCTTTGTAGTGGTTCCCCCCTACCTGCTCTTCAAGTTTTTTCATATCTAAAAAAGCTTGGTTTAGGTGGTCAACAGATACATCAGACAACTCTGTATTCCGGAAAATCAATCCCTGCTGTGACAAGCTCTTTAGCCCTCTTATAACCAAACTTCTTAATGTAAGCTAGCATCTGAGCCATAGCTGTCTTATCCACCGTACTAAACTGGTCGATGTACTCCTCAGCATAAGCTACCCCAGCATCCTCTCTAATATTGAGAGCAACCTGCACTCGATTAAATGTCTGTAGTAGATAATGATCTACGTCTTTAAATTGGTCCATTCTTCATTGTCTTTCTTCGCTCTACAGCGAGCTTACGTTCTTCTGCGCTCTTTTTATCATGACAAGCTCTACATAATAGTTGGAGATTATCAGACTCGCAGAAAAGTCTATTTACAAAATCGTCCCATGTGGTGAAGCCCTTAATAGGGTCTACAATAGGCTCCACATGATCTACAAACACGTTCTTCTTCTTATCCTTAGAGGCTGGTACGCAATGCTTACAACCAGCACATAAATACCAGCCCCTAACCTGTCTAGCAGCTTTTAGTACGTCAGAGACGGGCTTCCATTTCCATGTAGCCCCTCTGAGTTGGTTCTTTACGAAAGTGACAAACTGAGCTTCAGTCCACTCACCAGAACATCTAGGTTTATTAACTACCTTCTTCATTAAGTTCCTTCTTAAGCTTTTCTAGTTGCTTAAGCTTTCTTAACCTAGCTTTTTCTGCTCTTTCTGCTTCATATTTTTTATTGTACTCTGCTTGCTCTTTAAGTTTTTTCTCTGCAGCTTTTTTATGTTTATCTGCTTGGGTGATCAGGTCATTGAGCTCTAATTTATTATAAGCTCTAATAACAGCATATTTTTGATTTGTATACATATTTAAGTAGTTAATAGCAACTTGAAGGTCTTTGTAGACCTCTTCGTCAATATCTTCCCAACCAGTAGAGTATTGATCAGAATAGGATGAGACGTCATACTTTTCTTCGTAGTGATCCCATCCATCGTATTCAGCAGTTGATAAAAGTTGAACTACCCTAATAAGCATCATTTAAACTCGTCTTCACCAAGTTGGTTCTTTAACTCCTCTACCTTAGCCCACAGTTCTCTGCTCTGTTTTTTCATATGACTATATAGTGAATCATGTGTTCTAGCCTCCATAAAGGCCATCTTATACAAGTCTCTAGTAGTATATCTAGTTGAATAGTACAGATTCCTCT